TCTAAAGGAAAAGTAAATTATGAATCGTATTGCTAAGGTTGCCGTTCTTGCTGGTTTGATGGCCACTGTTTCGGCTTGTACTCGAATTGAAACTGGTGAAGTTGGTGTTCGTCGGACATTTAACAAGACTATTGAAACCACAGAGTTGATGCCTGGATCTGTTAATCAGACAATGTTTGGTGACGTTCTTACGTTCCCAACGAAGGACGTTCAGGTTGATGTTTCTGACCTGACTCCATTAGCTTCGGATAACTCGACGGTTGCTGACTTCGATATGGCTGTCATCTACTCGATCAATCCTGGTTCTGTTGCAGAACTCTACATCGAGAAGAACCGTGGCTTCCACGCTGACACCGAAGAAGGTGACACTCTTCTGATGTACAATTACATTCGTCAGCTCGGTCGTAATGCTGCCTATAAGGTTGCACGTAAGTATGAGTCGTTGAAGATGGCTGATAATCGTGCTGAAATGGAACAGCTGATTCGTCAGGAAGTTGTAGCGCAGCTTGCTTCTGAGAAGCTTGACGGCGCAATTTCCATCTCGCAGGTTCTTGTTCGTCAGGTAAAGCCTGCTGCGAACATCGTAGCCTCGGCTAATGCGCTTGTTCAAGCTCAGAATGCTGAAAAGCAGAAGTTGGTTGAAGTTCGCACCGCTAAGTTGGAAGCAGAACGTATTGCTGCTCTGAACGCCAATGCTGGTGCAACGAAGTACATGGAAGCAACTGCTCTCGTGACGATTGCCGAAGCTGTGAAAGAAGGTAAGGTTTCTACCATTATCGTTCCTTACGACTTTAAGGGTATCGTTAACGTAAAGTAAGCATGTACAATTAATGTGTGGTAGTGTATACCAGAATCAGGAGGAAATTATATTATGACAATGCATCTTCTTGGTCCTGCTTACACTACCACTCATCATGGCAAGCGTAAGTCTAAAATGACGACGTCCAAGTATACCAAAATTGGTTTGGCTTGGCTCGAAGACTGTAAGTTTTGCAAACGTAATGGTATCAAGCCAAAGACGTTCGAAGAATATCAGGCGTATCGCGCAGGTAACTATAAGCCTAAGCTTCGTGGCACACCGATGCCTGATTACAACGTATCAGATCATCGTAAGAAGTATCCTTCTCAGAACGAGATCGGTGTACACTATGCAAAAGATTCCTCTTACGAGCAAGAGAAACTTGCAGTAAGTAGCAACTATATCATCGGCCAAGCCTATAACAAAGGCGGACTTGTTGTCCTTTCCAAGTCTGAAGCGGCCGATCCAGCAACCGGCAAGAGACGTGCTTAGCATCTTTATTATGTTCTTGTCGTTGTTCCCTTTGGCGGTCTTGGGCCTCTTTCTTTGGATCGGGTACAAGGCCGCCAAATACATTTTAAAGTATGCACTCTATGGTTTTCTTTTTATAATTTTAATTCTTCTCGCTTTAGGGGGTTTACAAAATTAAATTTTTGTAGTAAGGTGAACCTATGATTGACCATACACCAACTTATTCCGCTTTCCGTTTGCCTCTTGCAATGTCTGGCATAAATTTCCACGATCATCATTTGGTCGGTCTGACATGGCCATATATAAACTGCAAAGGCAAACAGTACCATGTGACGATGCTCGATAAAGGTTGGGTATGCGATTGTCCTGGTTTTAACTTCTATAATAAATGTAAGCACATCACACAAGTGCACGAAAGGTTAGCAGCATGATTATTCAGAATGCAGTAAATTGTTTGTCATGTGGAGACCTCATCGTCTCTAAGCATCGTCATGACTTTGTAACTTGCACATGTGGCGCCGTCTCTGTCGACGGAGGCCAAGAGTATCTTCGACGTGTAGGCGACTTTGGAAACGCAGTCGACTTGTCTTGGTCATTGCCAGACAAGTTATATCGTACCTGTGCTGATGCGGTTGAAGAAGCAAAGGAAACAAACCGTAATAAGTTCGGTATTGCTAATGCTGTAATGCGTAAGCTTCGCGAAGCTGGCCGTGTTATTGCCGACGGCGAACAGCGTATCATTGCCTATAATACTCTTGTAGATGAGATTATGGTTGAAGAAGAAGATGGTACTATTAATCGTTATAGAAAGGTGAATATTGATGTCTAAGATTAGTGTAGAACTTGATTGGGAAACCATTGACAATATTGTCGTTGGTCAGCTGCGTAATACGTGGGAAACTCTGAAGGACGATCTTGGTAAGGGCAGAAACATTTTTGTCTGGGGAGATATCGAAGCAGATGATGCCGAGATCCAAAAGCGTATCGATGCCCTCGTGCTTGTGCTCGCATGGTACTCGACTCCTGATCAGATGAAAGAAATGGGATTGAAAGAACGTGCCTAAGTATCTTGTAGAGACGATTGACATGTTTCGCATGCGATATGTCATTGAATGTGAAAGCGCAGATGATGCCAAAGATATTGTGACTTTTAAAGAGGCTGAAGAGTTTAGTCAGTTACATCTTGACGAGACAATCACTTCTACTCGTGTTATCGATGATGCGGAATATCTACGATTGTTCGATGCGGATAATGACTATCTCAAAGCTTGGCCAGAAGAACAGAAATTTAAATACGTACATAAGGTAGAAGATAATGGAACAGAATAAAGTATATACAATTAAGCTTATGTCAGGAGAAGAACTCATCGCTCGTGTCAAGCAAGAAGGAGGCGTCACCGAGCTGTTGAAGCCCCGTACAGTTGGTATGGGACCTCAAGGTTTTGCTATGATGCCATGGATGATGTCTGCTCCTGATAACAACGTCGTAATCTCTGACACTGTTATCGTCGGCGCTACTGAAACGAGTGCACAGATTGCAACACAATATTTAAAACAAGTCACGGGAATTCAGGTATAATACCATGAACCTATTCATTCTTGATAGTGATCCTGTAGTTGCTGCGCAGCTGCAGTGTGACAAGCATGTAGTGAAGATGATTGTCGAGAGTGCTCAGATGCTCTCGACTGTACACCGTATGCTCGACGGCGTAGAGACTCGTATCCCTTCAAAGTCTGGTAAGACGATGTCGAAGGCATGGACTCTGCCTGATGCACGCGAAGATACGTTCTATCGTGCTGTGCACATGCACCACCCTTGTACGATCTGGACTGCACAAAGTAATAACAACTACAACTGGCATTACGTCCACTTTGTAGCTTTATGTAACGAGTACACGTATCGCTATGGCAAGGTTCATAGCACTGATACACTCCTTCGCGAAGCGCTTATGAGTCCTCCTCGTAACATTCCAGTCGGTTACAAGACTCCTCAGCCGTTGGCGATGAAGGCTAATCCTGAGTGTATCGACTACAATGATATCGTAGGATCTTATCGTAAGTTCTATCAGACGAAACAGGCTCGATTCAAGATGGCATGGACTAAACGTCCAATTCCGGAATGGTTTGCAGTCGCAGCCTAATAATATAAATAGAAGTAATACGACCGCTCCAGTAGAGATACTCGGAGCGGTTTTCTTTTGTTGTATAAATATAATCATGCAAAAGAAAATCCAATATAAATTACTTGCTCATAATGATTTAACAAAACGCGGCGGTGCTCGTGTTAATATCTTTGTGGAAAAGATAAAACAAGAACTGCCATTCGGTACTGTCAAAGGTCCTATCAAGCTTGATAAGAAGCAAAAGATCGGCAATCTCACTGTAGATCCAAAAGACATTTATTCTATGATGAATGGAAAAGGATTTAAAGCGGTATTTACTGGTAAGCACGTAGAGACCAATGTAAAGGTAACTGTCACATATCCTAAAGATTTCTTTAAAACTCCTGATTTGGGTGGCAAGGGAGAAGGATCAGGTACTGCTGCCGAAGATGCTGAACTTACATTGTTTAGATCTGAACTCGAAGAGATTTTGAAAAAAAGTAAAGTCCCTTCGATAAAACTAAAAATTGGAGGCAGAGTCGTTCAATGTGCAGGCATTATCAGTACTCCGAATCCAGGCGGCCGAGCGCCAAAGGCTGACTTTTCTATCTTAGATATTTCAGGAAAAGAAGTAGCTTGGATCTCACATAAAGCTGGCACAAAAGCCAGCCACTTCCAACAATATGGCGGACTTTCAGACGACAGTTGGTATCATACTAATAAAGATGCCGTATCATTTGTAAAAGATCTGGCAAAGTTTAGACCAGAAGGATTAACTAATGGGGAATCTATCGCTAGAGTTGTCAAAGACAAAGAAGGCGTATGTAGAGCTATCTATGGCAAAGACTTTGGCAAAAACCAAAAAGGTATTCATAACGTAGATGAATTCCATCTTGGTAATATGAAACTCAATAAAAAAGGTTCCAACTACGAAATCACTTCTGTTCATAAAGGTTTAAACGGAGATATACCAGATGGTGACTTTACGGCAATATATTTTGCTAGATACACATCAGATCGTGGCGCCAAGTTTGGTTCTCTCTTTGTTAATAAAGCCAGACTCGGTGTTTTTGCGATAGCAAAAGCGCCAAAAAGTACAACTAAATTCATTTAAGCATGTACATTATTTCGAAAACAATGTAGAGTGGAACCATGATAAAGAAACGATTTAAAGAGTTTGTTGGTTCAGGTACACTTACGATATTCGATATCGATGAGACGCTGTTCCATACATATGCAAAAGTTGCCGTTGTCAAAGATGGCAAGGTTGTTCGAATGCTCGACAACCAGGAGTTCAACACTTACAAGCGTAAGAAGGGTGAAACCTACGACTTCGGAGAGTTTGCTAACGCAGAGGTATTCCGCAAGTCATCGAAGCCAATCACTCGTATGGTTGCGAAAACGAAAGCTATCTTCGCTAACTCAAAAAAGAATCCTCATAGTCGAGTGATTATCTGTACAGCACGAGCTGACTTCGATAACAAGGATATCTTCCTTCAGACGTTCAGAGATCATGGTCTACCTATCGATAATATCCATGTCGAACGTGCCGGT